GTATAACTTCACCACCTATGATGAGTTCAGCATATTCAATCATGGCATGACCTATCGATTCATTGTATCCTATACCCGATAAATTTGTTAAACTTTGATCTATAGCACTTAACTCAACTTTCAAACTTACGGTTTTGAGAAGATCACCTTGGTCTTGGGGAATGGTACACCTGATGGTATTTCCAAACTCAATTTCTCCATCTACATCGATATCAACAAAGAAGGGTGCAAAGTTCGTATGTTTTTGAAAATTCTTTATGAAATATGTATACTCTGGATTATCCGTAAAAAAGGCGTCCTGTGGACCGGATGTTTCTAATTGAACACGACCAGCCATTACTAGTATAAGGCACTAAAATTTTAAACCCCCGAGTCCGCTATTTATTCGCAATACGTTATAGTTTACAGCGTATACATAAACTTTGTGACCGTAGTTCGTATCAGGTGCGTCGAGCTCGATTTCGATTAAATTGTGTGCTATTCTACTCATATTTACCTGTCCTGTTGGGTAATACGTTTCGGGTTTAAGTGAAAAGCTATATACCCCGAAGCTGTTTTCAGTAACACCCGTGTAATATTTCAGAGGCTGTTCGTAACTTAACATTAAGTTATCGGCGTCTATTATTGTATTATTATTAAACTTCATGGTAACGTGTTTTATTGGATTGAGTTTGTGAACATCATCACTCACTGCTAAGAAGAACATTTCCTTGACTGGATTTTTAAAGTTAAGCATACCCGCCTTTTTAGATTCACCCGCCTTAAACTTAAACTGAGACATTTGGAGTTGGGTTATAACGTATTCTATTGGTTTAGACATTAAAAAGTTCTTTTCATCTTCCGTGACGAAAAAGAAATCGGTGACGAGTGATACTTTTTTAATTGATGAAGAAACGTCTGAAGGTGGATCGATGATATCCGTAGTAGCAGTGTTATACTGAATAATAACATCTTCGAGTTTTTTAAACTTTATGCGTACCTCGACAAGTTGTTTCGTAAGTGCACATACGGGTATAGATAAACTCGGGTGTCTAAAAAAATAGAACGGTAAAAGGACGTTATAATCCCAATCGTATGAAACCGCTATGTAATTATCGTGTCCCGTTAAGAAATAAAGCGTTTGGTCTATATCGTCTTTGTTATTATGTATCTGATCATACATGTAGATATAATCACCTGTTATACGTTCAATGGTTTGACCACCAATCAAAAGATCTGCGTACTCTATGATACGTGCACCTATAGATTTCATGTATCTTATATCGTATCCAGACGATGCTGTACCGGACGGTTGCGGTAAAGTAAATTTAAGCATCATGCTTCGAACGAGATCCCCTTTGTTTTTGGGTATACGACACTCTACAGTTGCATCGTAATCAATATCACCATCAAACGGTGTTTCTATAGCTTCTATTGAAAATTTCGTGTGTCGTTTAAAATTCATCAGGAAATACGAAAATTCGGGATCACCAGTAAGCCATTGGTCCTGGATACCCGTGACAGCAAGGTTTAATCGACCAGCCATTCTTACTTTATGTGAGTAAAATTTTATGAAATAAAACGATACACTATCATAGAATGAATATTCAACTGAGAAAATTCAAACCCGAAAAAATGTCCGATGATAGGGTATGTGTTTTTATAGGTAAACGTAACACGGGTAAATCAACACTCGTGAAAGACATTATGTATTATAAGAAACATATACCAGCCGGTGTTGTTCTATCCGGTACAGAAGAAGGGAATCATTTTTACGGTGAATTTATTCCAGACCTGTTTGTATATGGTGATTACGATAGAGATGCTATAGAGAGAGTTATATCGAGACAAAGAAAATTAGTTGGTACGAAAGGTAAGAGTATAAATAATGGTACATTTATGCTTTTAGATGATTGTATGTATGATAGTAAATTCTTAAAAGATACGTGTATACGTCAATGTTTTATGAATGGACGACACTATAATATATTTTTCATGCTTACTATGCAATACGTCATGGATCTCCCACCTGCGCTCAGAGCAAATGTCGATTACGTATTCGTTTTAAGAGAAAATATCATTCAGAATAGAGAAAAAATATACAAATCATTTTTTGGTATTTTTCCGAATTTTGATATGTTTAATAAGGTCATGGATGCATGTACAGAAAATTACGAGTGTTTAGTGTTAGATAATACATCAAAAAGTAATAAAATAGAGGACTGTGTATTTTGGTACAAGGCTACACTCAGGAAAAACTTCAGGGTAGGTAGTCCGGATCTTTGGAAACTTCACAAAAAAATGTATAATCCTAAATATTTGGATCAAAAGGAATCTGATGCTAAAAATGCAACTAAAAAAACGAGACTTAAAATAACAAAAACAAAGTAATAATGAATTTTATCAGACGGACGTGTACTTCGAGAATGGTGTACCCATACGCAAAATTTAACGAACTCTCATCAGATGGCTTTAGGAAAAGTGATGGTTATTATGTGTACGTAAATGTATGTCACGATTCCAAACGTATATATTTTAACGATTCTATACCAGAACATGAAAAAAGTGATGTTTTACCTAAGGTTTTAAATACATTTTTGGGTATGTACCCAAGATATGTTTTACACTCAGGCGATGCGTCAATGACTGAGTCTAAAAACCTATGATTACCATAAATGACGGACGTTAGAACTATGAATTTATCAGATTCCGGCGACGGAATGGTATCGTTAAATAATAACCAGTCTACTAATTTCGTGCCGAATAACCCACCCGAAAAAAATGTGAGTGAAAATAAACAAACGATGGACTCTACTTCAATTTCCGATATTATGGGTCAAGCTGAAGACCCAATGGAACCACCCATGATGTCTCAAGACCCACGCATGACGCAAATGCAAATGCAAACACCAATGATGATGGCACAACAACCAATTCAACAACAAACCCAAGAAAAGAAACCAGAATCTAAAAATCCATTCAACCTTACTGATGACCAGTTCGAAGCACTCATCGTTGCGGCGTGTGCTGCGGTGGCAATTAGTAAGCCAGTTCAGGAAAAACTCGCAAACTTCGTCCCATCGTTTTTGAACGACCAAGGACACCGAAGTGCCGTGGGTTTAGCATCGACCGGTTTGGTCGCGGCGATTGCCTTTTACATTGCGAGAAGATATGCTTAATATAAAGGGGCATTATAGTGTTTATACATTCTCTTTCCGAAGATAAAATAGGAAATGAGAAATCCGAACAGTAAACCAACTGCGCGAAGTCCTAAAACAGTACCAGTACTCTTCGTAGTTTTACCATAATCTCTAAAATCTTTTTCGAACCTTTTATTTATCTGAGAAATACCAGCAACTATACCCATACCTAATAAAGTTGACACCATCAAAAATGGTGCATCCATAGCTAAACGCCCAATTATATCACCGCCACGTGGTAACGCAGTAATAATTAATGGTGTAACGATCATAATTATGAACATATTTAACCATTTATTGTTTAAAAGTAGGGGTGTACTCGAAGTTGCGAGTAAAGTGTTCAATAACAAATATGCTTTCATTAAATCACCAAAAGATTGCATTTATTACTACCAAATATTATTTATCCTGGATGTGTTTACCACAAAACTCACGGCGCTGTGGTATTTCCTGGTATATTCCAAGTGAAACGCATATTGTTCTAAGTTTATCAAAATTGTTCCAGAACTCTTTACTGTGTGAATATTCGTCTACGGTACAGTGCGCGAGTTCGTGTAAAAGTACATGAAATATTTCGTTCGGTTCACCGTCTATACATATACCTATATCACTACCTTTACTTACATTGTAGCCGATTGAACCATTTAAACGACGGTGTGCGGTGATGGGGATTTCTTTACACAATATTTTGAATTCTTCATTATTTGTTTCCCTGAGGTGATCTCGGAGTGTCCTGTACTTTTCACGCACTTCCGTTAAGTTTGATGGTTCTTTTACATTGATGAATATAATACTGTTTATGATAAGGAGGAGTAACGTAAGTATCATCTTAACATAACCATATATAAAAAAATAGACGATTCACCTTTTAAACACGAAACAAAATTTACTATATAGATCCGAAACCGGGTTTCCTTTAAGATCTTCCCATACTGTTAAAGTAAACCCCAAATCTTCCATGCGTGTAAATAACATGTCTTTGTGTGCAATGGGTTCAACCTTAGGTCCATCGGCGTAATACGGTGTATCGGCTAAGTGGACGTATAACTTTTCACCAAAGTTTCCCGAACTCGTATGTTTCATCAGAAAATAGTTTCCGAGATCGTCTCTTACGGGTGTGTTCATGATAATCTTATCGGAATTCGGTATGATTCCTATAAACCGACCCCCGGGTTTGATTCTGTTCTTTATGGCTAAGAGTGATGTTTCAAATAACTTGTTCGTTTCGAATATATAGTGTAACGCAAAGTTATAACACACGACATCGTATTTTCTTTGGGGACACGCGAATATGTCACCTTCGTAAAAGTTGACGCGTATTTTCATGTTCTTGGCACGCGACTTAGCTTCCTTGAGTGAGTCTGGGTTCGGTTCACACATGCTTATATTAGCACCCGCGTGTCGCCACTTCTGGAGATCACCACCGAATCCACATCCTACATCCAAAATACTGTCGCCTTCGCGGGTAGCCGATTGGATGAGGAGACGCTTGGCCTCGTTATGGTACTTGCGTATCTCCTCCATTTATTTTTAGACGTTTTTCTTTTTTAAATGGAGTTAATAAAATTATTGTAATCATATCCCAATAATTCCTCAAATTCTTTAATTTTATCATTTGTTTTTTTCAATTTTTTAACATAATAATAATTACCATTTTCCATATATTTCGTATACATCTTTTTTTCCTCGTACAATTTTCGTAATTTTTGTTTACACTTGATTTTATCCCTGTCAAATTCTCTTATGTAAGTGTCTTGTCCGATTTGATATAATGGATCTATTTTTTTCCATCCTTCCAATTTCATTTGGTCTTCATTCAATCTCAAATTATGTGGATGTTGAGAACACACTTGATACTTTATACCATCTTTACCTGTATATTCTTCTCTGTGGTCTAATCCGTATGTACTTTTTTCGTAGTCTACATTTTCATGAAATTCAAAATCACTACGATTTCGACCAGATTTCATAGTATTACCAAAATTGTTACGGTTTAATATAATTTCCGGATCTGGTAATTGTCTATCCCCTCTAATAGGAAAACCACCCCAATATGTATTTTTGAATATATTAAACCATTTTGTACATGATGCAAAATTTTTATATTTTTTACACTCGTTTTCATAGTCAAACATTAATGATTCTTTTACTTTTTTTGTAATAATATCAACAACGTCTCTGTTTAAATATTCTTCTAATTCGCGAACCGCGTTTATTTCTTCTGTATTTTTAAGATAAGATTCAGGTATCATTTTTGTTTTTGTTTTTATTTTACTTTTAAAATGTCTTTAAAAGTTTAACTTAGGTTAAAAAGAAGAGTTTAATTAATACAAAAATGAAACCTATCATTAAATGGGTCGGTGGTAAAACACAGATTCTTGATACCGTTCTTAAATCATTCCCTAGGGAAATAGAAAACTACCACGAACTATTCGTGGGTGGTGGGAGCGTTCTTTTTGGGTTACTTGAGAGTAAAGATATTACGGTAAAAGGTAAAGTGTATGCGTACGATAAAAATCAAAAATTAATCAACATGTATAGACAGATTCAAACGAACCCCGAGGAAGTACACGAACATTTACTCGAACTCTTTACCACATACGATACACGAACTGGTACGGAAATATACCGTAAACCGGAAACTGAAGAGGAAGGTTTAACATCGAAGGAGAGTTACTATTATTGGATACGCAAAAGGTATAATGAATTGATACCTACTACACCTACACACGCGGCAACACTAATTTTTCTAAACAAAACGTGTTTTAGAGGTGTGTATAGGGAAGGTCCTAACGGGTTTAACGTACCCTACGGACACTATAAAACGACACC